ACCTGGAGAAGATGGCAAATTTCTACAAGTTATCTAAAGAGGAGTTCTTAGCAACTTATGATTATTTAACAGAAGAAGAGTATCATTTAACAGAAGATAAGGTTAGTGGTATTCAAGACTTAAATAAGTTAATAGTTAAATCAATATGGGGGAATATAAAATGACAGAAGTTGAAGATGAAATGGTATCTAATTGCTGTGGTGCAGGTGTTTACTTAAATACAGATGTATGTGTAGAATGTGGTGAACATTGCTTACCAACTTATTACAGAGAATACTTTGAAGGAGATGATTATGAGCGAGACGAAGAGATACATAATGAGTGAACTTGAAAAGGGCAGTCTAAAATACAACCAAATAACGCAGAGTTATGAGGAGACTGGTATGGACATATTGCTTGATCAAAAAGAACGCCTAGAATACGAAATATGGGCGTCTAAGAGGGACTTACGAAGTGTTATTAGGAAGATAAATAGACTGAGTAAGGAGTTAGGTTTGTGAGATGTCAAATATGCGATAAACTTTTAAGTGATTTTGAGTCTACCAGGAAAGATGCAAAGACAGATCAATACCTAGATATGTGTTTCACTTGTGCAAGACTAACTAATCAGTTTTGCACAGTAGATAACTACGATTTAATGGATAGTGAAGACGAAGCAAACTTAGATATTGTTGATGATGATTATTGGTATATTGACAATGATGATTATTGATGTTATAATAATTCTATAAAGTTCTATAGAATACTTAGCATTCTACCACTACATATAATAACTATAATACTATGCAAATTAATAAGAAGACACATCAACCGTGTAATGACTGCGGTAGTAAAGATGCTTTAATGTATAACGAAGATGGAAGCAGTTATTGTTTTAGTTGTAATACATTTAAGGGGAATAAACAATTCAAAGGGGAAGTTGTGAACATTGAAGAAGTAAAGAAAACAGAGTTGAAGTATGATTTTACTTCAGGTTATGGAACTATAATAGATCGAGGAATTAGTAGAGAAACTTGTGAAGCATACAAGTGTATTAAAGATAATGATAACATTGCTTTTGGTTATACCGATAGTAGTGGTGAGGTGATTGCTTACAAATTAAGAACGAAAGATAAAGACTTTAAAAGTTTTGGAGATTGGAAGAACTCTCAGTTGTTTGGTCAGCATCTCTTTAGTAAAGGTTCAAAAGGTAGGAAGATTGTTACCATATGCGAAGGAGAGTTTGATGCAATGGCAACATATCAGATGTTAGGTTCTAAGTCTCCTGTTGTATCTGTTAAAAATGGTGCAACTTCTGCACTTAGAGATTGTAAAAAGAACTATGAATGGTTAGATAGTTTTGATAGTATAGTGTTATGTTTAGATGCTGATGAAGTAGGGCAGAAAGCAACCAACGAATTAGCAGAACTGTTTGGAACTAAAGCAAAGATATTTAAACACGCATCAGATAGGAAAGATGCTTGTGATTATTTAAAGAACAAAGAGAATAAAGAATTTATAGATAGGTGGTGGAGTGCTGATCAATATGTTCCTGATGGTATAGTCTCAGGTGCTACTCTACTTGATGAGGTAATGAAACCAATCAAGTCAGCGGATGTAACCTATCCATTTCAAGAGTTAAATAAATTAACCTACGGTATCCGCACAGGAGAATTAGTAACGGTTACTGCAGGTAGTGGGTTAGGCAAGTCTCAATTTATCCGTGAGATTGTCTATCATATCCTATGTAAAACAGAAGATAACATAGGATTGTTGTTCCTCGAGGAAAGTGTCCGAAAGACGGCACTATCATTGATGTCATTGTCAGCGAATGCTCCCCTACATTTGCCTGACAGTGATGTCTCTGACTCTACTAAGATGGAAGCATTTGAGGATACACTAGGCACTGGTAGGTTATATTTGTTTGATCACTTTGGTAGCACCAGTGTAGATAATATTATTAATAGGGTTAGATATATGGCAAAGGGATTAGGTTGTAAGTATATATTCCTAGACCACGTATCAATTGTAGTATCAGCTCAAGCAAGTGGAGATGAAAGAAAAGCACTTGATGAGATTATGACTAAACTTCGTATGCTTGTCCAGGAGACAGGTGTTGCATTGATTGTTGTATCACACCTCAAGAGACCTGATGGTAAAGGGCACGAGGAAGGTGCTGCCACATCTCTAGCACAACTAAGAGGTTCAGGTTCTATAGCACAACTATCTGATATGGTGATAGGATTAGAACGTAATGGACAACACGACGATCCGATAGAAAGAAACACTACACACGTTAGAGTATTAAAGAATAGGTTCTGTGGTATTACAGGTAAGGCGTGTATGTTGCTTTATAATCACGATACTGGTAGAATGGTAGAAAGGAAGGTAGAGGAGGAAATCTAATGAGATTTAAAGATGACCCAAAACAAAGAGATGCTTGGATTAAATTGCATTATAGACTAAGAGATAAGAAACCTAAGAAAGCAGACTTCAGATATAAAAAAGGAAGGTATTGGATATTTGCTTGTGATTATAATAACTACTATGCAGATGGTACTGTAGTTGAATTTAATGATTTCATAGTAAGAGACTATGTTACAGATGAAATTGTAGATATTAGTGAGGACTATGATTTATTAGAGACAGCTATAGATGCAGGGTTTAGAGTAATGCCACCATCAGAAGAGGAATTATTTGTATATTAGAGCAGCGGTACACATAAGGAAAGAAAGTGTGTACATTTAGGTATAGGGAGACGATAAGGGGTTATGATATATTTAGACATTGAGACTAACTTAGCACACGATACCATATGGTGTTGTGTTACTAAGAAAGATGGGGAAGTTAAAGTGTGGAAAGACTCTAAAGGTTTACGTGAATACATAGGCAATGATAAAGTTGCAGCTCACAACCTCATAGGATTTGATGCACCAGTTCTCAGAAAGGTATGGAACATATCTATATCACTCAGTCAAGCAGTTGATACATTAGTTATGTCAAGACTGTATCACCCAACCCCTGAAGGAGGACACTCATTAAAGTCCTGGGGGCAACGCTTAGGATTTAATAAGTTAGACTTTGATGTTGAAGACTTTGACTCAGGTCTCAGTGATGATATGATTGAGTATTGTATAAGAGACGTTGAAGTTCTTGAAGCATTACATAAGTATCTTGATAAACATCTACAAGGCTGGGAGCAATCTCTTGAGTTAGAGAATGAAGTTGCAGTGCTAATTGAAAGACAAGTATCAAATGGTTTTAGATTAGATATTAAATCTGCAACACAACTGCTATCAGATATGAAGATGCGAATGACAGAGATCGAGATTGAATTACACAAACGCTTTCCTCCTATTGTTACTGAACGCTTTAGTGAGAAGACTGGTAAGCAACTTAAAGATAATGTTGAAGTATTTAATGTAGGTTCTAGACAGCAGATTGCAAAACGATTACAATCAATTGGTGTTAAATTTAAAGACAAGACAGAGAAAGGTGCTATAATTGTTAATGAGAAAACATTAGATGGTATTGATAAACCTGAAGCAAAGATGATTAAAGAATACTTAATATTACAAAAGCACGTAGGTCTTGTAGATAGTTGGTTAAATCACGCTGATGATGATGGTAGAGTTCACGGTGGTGTTATTAGTAACGGCACAGTAACTGGTAGAATGACACATACTAAACCTAATATGGGACAGATACCAAGTGCATCAAGTGTTTATGGTAAGGAATGTAGAAGCTGTTGGACTGTTGATGAAGGTAACGTATTAATAGGAACTGATCTAAGTGGTATAGAATTAAGATGTCTTGCTCATTATATGCAAGATGATAATTACACCAGTGTTATATTAGACGGAGACATACATCAAACTAATGCAGATGCAGCAGGTGTTGATAGACCTACAGCAAAGACAATGATATATGCACTGCTGTATGGTTGTGGTATTAATAAACTAGCATCTATACTAAGCACTAGCACTAAACAAGCTCAGGTTACATTGGATAAGTTCTATGCCAATACACCTAAGTTAAAAGAATTAATAACAAAGGTTCAGAGAATTGCCAGTAAGGGTTATGTTCCTGGATTAGATGGTAGAAAGATCAGGATACGTAGTGAACACGCTGCACTAAATAGTTTACTACAATCTTGTGGTTCAATAATTGCTAAGCAATGGTGTGTAGAAGCACATAAGATGATGAAGAAGAATAACATACCAGTGAAGCAAGTAGCATTCGTTCACGATGAAATACAGGTTGAAGTTCCAGAAGAATATGCGGAACAGACTGCATACATTATGACGAGGGCATCAGAGAGAGCAGGTAAAAGACTAGGATTTAGACTGCCTGTAGAATCTGAAGCTAAAATAGGTAAAACTTGGTTTGACACGCACTAAGTTTTATGATATAATAATAGTGTAAGTTACAAAAAAGGAGCATATATGTTTAAACTAACTAACGTAGACTTGTATTGGGCATTCTTGTCTGAGACAAATAATCTATCAGGTAAGTATCAAGTAGATGTATGTAATCTATCTGATAAACAAGTAGAGAAACTTGAAGATGAAGGGATCAAGGTCAGAACTAAAGATGATGACAGAGGTTACTTCATTACTTGTAAATCTGCTAAGTATCCTATCACCGCTTATGATAAGAATGGTGATACGATTACAGTGAAGGTCGCTAATAATTCAAAGGCAGACGTTCTTGTAAAACCATATAGTTGGAAATCACCAACTGGTCAGAAAGGAACGAGTGCTGGTATTGTTAAGTTGGTAGTTACTGACTTAATTGAATATACGGCTGAACCTGTAGAGTCAATCGAAGAAGGCACTGTAGAAGTTCTATAATGGTTGCTTTGATTGATGGTGATATGTTGTGTTACCGAATCGGATTCGCCTGTGAACACGATACTGAGGAGGTAGCACACGTCACTATCCACGACTTTATCACTGACATATTGTTAGACTTAGATAAGGTCGATACGGTAGAAGTCTTTCTCACTGGTAAAAACAATTTTAGATATGCTGTTGCAGTAACTGAACCTTACAAAGGCAACCGCTCCGATAAACCTAAACCAGTGCATCTACAATCTTTACGTCAATACTTAATTGATGAGTGGGATGCTGATGTTACTGATGGTCAGGAAGCGGATGACAGCATAGCTATTAGAGCAACTGAACTTGGTGGGGATGTTGCTGTGATTGTTTCTCTTGATAAAGACTTCGACCAACTTACTGGTTGGCATTATAACTTTGCTAAGAAACATTTATACAATGTAGAACAAAGCGATGCTGATCTTAACTTTTATTCTCAGTTCCTAACAGGTGACAGAGTAGACAACATCATTGGTGTCAAAGGCATAGGTCCTGTAAAGGCTGCTAAGTTACTAAAGGATAAAACACCCTACGAAATGTATCAAGTTTGTGTAGAACATTTAGGGGAGGATAGAGCATTAGAGAACGGACAACTGCTATATCTACGTAGAGAAGCAGACGAAATGTGGACACCTCCCAATGAAGAGAACAAGAAAGAATGTACCGAAGGGATTTGATAGTTGGTTAGAATATGATTTACATAAACATCTTAAAGCTTGTGACTATCACCCTGACTGCATTGAATATACACAGATAAGAAACTATGAACCTGACTTTGTATTTAGAACTAAAACTAAAACAATCTATATCGAAGTCAAAGGAAGGTTTAGAACTAGAGATGAAGCACGTAAGTATGTTGATATACGTGACTCTCTCAAACGTAACGAAGAACTTAGATTCATTTTCCAAAAACCTACAACAGCTATGCCATTCGCTAAAAGACGTGCAGATGGTAGTAAGTTTACTATGCAAGAGTGGGCTAAGAAGAATGGATTTAAATTCTATTCCCCTGAAACATTACCTAAAATATGGAGTCAGAAAAAGTGAAACATTTAATCATTCCTGATACTCAGTGTAAACCTGGTGGTAGAACTGAACACTTAAGATGGGCTGGGTTATACGCAGCTGAAAAGAAACCTGATGTTATTGTGCATTTAGGAGATCATTGGGATATGCCATCACTATCTACTTATGATACTGGAAAGAAATCATTTGAAGGTAGAAGATATACTAAAGATATTTATGCTGGTATTGATGCAATGGAAGTATTCTTACAACCTATTAGAAGCGAACAAGAAAGACTACGTAGGAATAAGAAGAAGCAATGGAATCCTCGTATGATATTCTTACTAGGTAACCACGAATATAGAATTGAAAGAGCAATAGAAGCAGATGCTAAACTAGAAGGTCTAATTGGTTATATGGATTTACAGTTAGATGAGATGGGTTGGGAAGTCTATGACTTTCTTGAGACTGCAGTGATAGATGGTATTTGTTATAGTCATTACTTTGTATCTGGTGTTATGGGTAGACCAGTCACTAATGC